GTTGCTGTTGACCATTCTATGACAGAGCCAATTGGAAGAACCTGGTCAATGGCATCTTTTAGAGTTGACGGGGTTATAACTCGCTGATTGTCCGTCCCTGCCAATACTTCCGCCTGTGTTGCTAGTTCTACCACGCTAGCAAAGTTGTTTTTCGCGGGCGCATTGGTCACTTCAAACCAATCATTGCCAGAATCGAAAACCATCGAAACTCTTGCGCTTATATCGTCAGCTATCAGCGTTGCGCCACTTGGCAATCTTATATTTTTTACCCCCAAGCTGTTAACATTTATAGTTGAACTGCCGGTGCTCGCGTTTGCTGTAACGAAATGTACCTGCATTCCATCAACGTACGCGGGCGGCGCTTTATTTGTGCCGACCACAGTCAATACATATGCGTTTGCTATGCCTGAGTCTGTATAGAATGATCCGTTTGCAACATAATGTGATATTGACTTTGTAAGTTGGAAAAAGTCGGCACCTGATAGCGTTACTCCCGCGCTCTCGATAGCGTTTTGTATTTCAGATGCTGGCTCGTTCCACTCCGCCGCCGCCAAACTGTTGCCCGTTATTTTGTCGTTTAAATCCTGCATATTTACACCTGATTAAATATAACCTGGCAATTAGCCGGTTTTAATTTGTTGAATAAGCATTCCACCACTACAAGACCTGTGCCGCCAAAAACAAACGGGAATTTGTACGGAAAGACGCCAACGGCTGCACCTGAGAACGTCACGACTATAGTGAATCTAGCATCTCTCACGGTAGCAAATACTAGATGTGAATCTGTCCCGCTTTCAACTGTTACAGTTATCCCAAACATTAACGCAAGGTTAACAAAGTCCTGAGTTGTTTGAACGCCCTGAGATGCCAACTTTATTAGTATCTCGCTGCGCCTCTTGTCATTCGTTCCTGTGCCATCGAAACAACTATCAGGTATTCCGAGTGCGCTTTCCCATTCACTCAAGAATAAGTTTGTAAGATCGGGTATGAATTCATCGTTAAGCGTTTTTATGAATCCCTGTGCGTTAAATAGCTCGCCAGATATGCCCGTTATTAGCTGATGTAAATTCGACCCGCTAATACCCTTCGCTTCAAACATTCTGCCGTTCGGCAAATAATCAGACAGCGCCATAACGTGCTGCTCTAATGTGAATGTTTCCATTAGAACGTTATCCCGCCAAGAGTGGCGATTTGACCGGAGCTAATAACAATGTTGATCGTCGGCGCTGACAAATCAAATCTCGTGATCTTGTCGCCTGTTTCCGTATCAATCGTGTTTGCTATGGCTGCTCGATACAAATCCTCGTCAACATCAAGGCCGATAGATGTCTGCTCATCAAAGAATTGCTGTAAATTGTTTTGTATAGCTGTACGCATCGTTGTTGTGTCAGGTATCAATTGAGAAAAAACGAAATTAACAGGAACGCCAACCGGAGATAAAACGATATTTTCAAGCGTCGAAGTATTTGCGGGTAATATTTCGTCCAGTTTATCTTTAACTTTTGTCACTTCTGATGCCGTAGGAATCGGATTAGAATCATTGTCTCGCATGAAGTACGTGATTACCTGACCCATCGGAATTGATGTAGTCGACGTTATTGTGCCGGTTGCAGGGGTTGCCGGTGCGCCCGTCACTATGTAGTGAAATATAGTTGTGCTTTCTACGATGATAAAGGCGTCCTCAACGTTATAATCTGGCTGAACGGCCCCTTCTATTGTCGTTACCTGACCACTCACAAATCCATGAGCTGACGACGTGACAGCCGTGGCAACCGACCCGCTTCTATTTATTGATGTTATGCTGACACTGTTAATTTCCGTTCCAGCCTGATCAACAAAGACGCGGGTGACCCCCGCAACCTCTTTCGCTTTGTCGGTAATATCAGCAATATTAAAATGTGCAACGGGGTTTTGAATTCGATCTAAATAGCGGAGTTTAAACGCCTCGTTTGCTTCTTCGTCAGTTCCGCCGCCAATAGCGCCAAAATCAACGCTTAACGCATCGTTGACGTTGACAATGGGGCTCTGCAAAGACAAAGGCGCATCTAGTGATAGGTTTGCTGAATCGCCAAAACCACTACTAACAACCGGAATTGATGCCGATGTAAATGCGGCTAATATTGTTCCTGTGGCTGGAGTTGCGGGTGTTCCTATAACAGCATAGGTAATCGTTTTTAGCCCGGTTACCGTTATCACAGCAGACGACACGTTGTATTCTGTTTCCACTGCGCCGGATATTGTGACAGGCACAGAGGATGCTAAGCTGTGATCATTGACTGTTGTTAGCGTGGCAATTGACCCACTTCTGGTGATGGTTTGCACCTGGATGGACTGCGCTGAAACTGTACCGCTTGATGTTGTCGTATATTCATCTGATCCAGAGGTTAGCGTAGTTCCCAATGGTACAGTTCCGCCAGCGACCCCCTGAACAACCGCATTACCACTCGCTTGTGATGCCGGTATTTTCGTTTTACCAAATATCGCACCCCATCGAACAGCTGTTTCAGAGTCGGCAGTGTCAGGCATTAATCGTTTTTCGGATGCTTTCAGGTCGCCATAGAAATCAAATATTCTGCGGCCATGCCCATTAATCAGTGAGTTTAACCAATGGACACGCAAATAGGGATTTGAATCAGGCGCGGCCCTGGCTACATCAACACTAATGTTGTCAATGACCGTTTGTTCTGTTTCAGGTGTTCCAACGCTCATCAAATACCGCCTTGATTAAATGTGTTACCCCAAAGATCGAAAACCTTCTTGTCGACATCTGAGCCAGTTCTACCCAATGTTATCTCAATTGTAGCAGCCCCGTTAATTATACGCGCATTTCCCACTCGGACGCTAACAGCTATGCCGTCATCAATTAGCCATTGCAGGCCATTACTGACAACCACTGATAACTCAGCAAGGACGGAGCCTGTTAGTCGCTCCTGCTCGAATAGCCACTGTTTAGACCCCTGCTCGAATCCATCGGCTGACGAATCGTTGCCGATCCATCCTCTTCGCCTATGTGACTCTGTTATTTCTGACTCACTGGCCCTGACTTCGTTGAATATGGACACCTGAATAGCAGTGTCGAGCGTTTCAGCCGTTGAAATATCACCCGTTTCCGACCATTCAAAATCATAATAACCCTTTGAATTGTTTAAAATTACATCAGTTGTCATGAGTGTGGGAATCCCGTGTCTACTTCGATATTGTCGTTACTGTCGTTGGCTTGGCTGTGTATGTGAGTGCTTCCTATATTTATGCTGTCACTAGTCACTGCGCTAGTTAATGCCGTTGGGCCGCTTGCTGTTAGTCCGACAGTTTGAAGATTTCCGTCAACCGTTAAATTTCCAGAAAATTGACCTAATGGAGTATCGAAGGTTATTTTTGTCGTCGCGATAATCGTTGAATTCACGCAACTTATATCGGCATTTGCCGATGCTGTTGCGGTCAAATTCGTGCATGTCATCTCGACATCTCCGCCCGCTGTTGCCACTATGTCACCGGACGCTATTATGTTTGCATTCGTTGTATTTATATTTAGATTGCCTGATTTATTAACGGCAGTGTCGATATTTAAGTCGCCGTTATTTTTGAAATGTAGCAGTGAGCCAGTGCCTGGATGCCACAAGGAAACCTCTGCCTGCTCGACACCTGATGGGCGTTTTACGGTTACTCCCAATACAACCTGGCCATCTGCGTCTAATACCTTGAATAGCTGGCCGTCTGGTAAATTAGCATATAGGCCGTATGGCTGAGCCGGGAACGTATCGCCAACTCTGCCAAGAGATTGACCCTGCTGCTGTGGAAAGTGTTTCCCGGCATCTTTACCTGTGATTCTGCCCCATAATTCAGAAAGCATTCAATAAGATCCCTGCAATTTTTTGACTTTGTATTTTAGAATCAATGGTATAAACATCTCTTTCAACGAACTCAAAAGACGTGACTGTTGGCGACCCTTCCGACTCGCTGAACGTGACAGAATTAGACAGCATGTAGCTAGTAATATCAGCAGCAAGAGATATTATCAGCGTGAGCTCATTCTCTCGCCAAACGCCACCGCCAACTTTAGAATGACCGAAAACAGTACAATTGAACTTAGTTGCTCTTGATTTCGCTAGCTGCCTAGACCATTTCGATCTGTCCTCTAGCTGTGCGTTGCTATACCCCTTTTTCTCAATCGTTACGCGCTGCCTGCCTTTTCTAGCGCCTGATTGGAAAACCCTAGCGCCCTGCTCCTCTACGTCAGCAATGTCAGGTGACGGCGTAAGGTTCAAAGCGGTAGGGTTTAACTGGCCCTTGTTGATATACGTATCAAACAGTTCTTTGGATTTTTTAGACCACGACTGGCTGATGATATTATCATTGCCATCGCCGTCACTTTTTAACGTCTCACCGGATTCTGCTGGTGATGATTGCGTGATTAGAATGTTGCCGTCTTTGTCGGATGACAGCAAAGCTTGTCTTTTCATGGCATAAAATGCCACGAATTCTAACGCTTTTTGTCCAACTTTGGGTGCCGCTATATCTTCCGCTGCATTAAATGGAGGCGGTTCGAATTCATCGATCACAAGCAAGTCTTGGCCCAAATGTTTGATAACAATCTCAATCAAGCCCTTCAAGGTCAGCTCACCAGATGCTCTAATATCGTTTATTACATCAATATCAGAGTCTATGAAATCCTGCGTTCTATCGCGCCCTGAGTACATCACGAGATGAGATCCTTCCGACTCGTTACCGTCAACGCCGTCAATGTAGCCGTCCAATACCTGCTCTCCGTCAACGATGCATTTAACCCTATCGCCATCCTTGAATGGCGAAAAGTCATCAACAGAAGAAGCTGTAAAAGTAAAATCATTAGCCATTGTGTCAACTGCGAGCGTTACCGAAGCGCTGACAAAATCAGTGTATTGAGCGCCATTGACCTCTAGCTCTATCATTGCGTTAATATCCTGACATCGCCGGAGACAAACGATCGTTGATTAATGCCGTTCATTTCTGCAATGGTTTCCACTAACTCAAGAGACCCATAGTATTGGTACACAAGTACAGGTAGCGGAATTTGGCGGGTATTGATCGTTATTACTTTTCGAGTGTTTAGCAATATTTGAGACATCGCAGCATTTGATTGCAGTCGCAATGCGTCGAGGTTTAACAACGACTCATTCGAAAGCAATTCGTTTGATCTGACATCTGAATACTGAGCCTCTAACTGATCGTTTATATCAGAAAGTGAACTTTCACTGTCAAAATCTATTTGTACGGATGATAAATAAGCGTAGCTAAGCGCCTGCGTTTTAATGTTTGCTCGAATTAAATCTTGATTTATCTGGCGCTCAATTCTTCCTGCTGTGTCTTGCTTGAATGCCTGGTCATCTGATCCAAAGTCGAACATTGATGCAATGGCCAAAAACGTGCTATTCGCTGATTCATGGATGTTGTCGAATGAGTTAAACAGTGATCTGACACTATCCGCTAATATTTGCGGGGCTTGTATCAGTGACGTTATGCTGTTGTTATAGGCCGTTATTTTAGCAAAGAATATGTTTAACCCGCCATCGATCGTAACTGCATTTGTGGCTGAATCAGTGAATTGAGATGATATGTTTAGGCTGTCACTTGTTGCGCTTGAGAAATTCCCTGTGAAGCTGCTTGTTACGTTAAACCCCTCAGCAAGATCACTAGACAGAGACGCATTCAAATCATCACTAGCTGATTGCACATTGCTTGCAGTGTTCGCAGATGAAATCGGTATTCCTGCTGCGCCATCAATAAAAAATTCTACTGTAAATTCAGCGCGGCCAAGTTTTGATATAACCTCTGTTAGCTGGTATTTTCCATTGCGTACATTCAGTATTTCGCCAAATGTTGGGTGGACCATCGGGCCTTTTTCGCCATCTTCAAATACGCGAAGAAGGGAGTCACGCACCTCGAAATAATTATCATGAGGTATTACGCCAGTGATTGAGAATTGGCGCGGCATCAGTCCTTGGTCTTCTATTTTCTGCTTATCGGAACGCGGGAATCTGATGACATTGATTCGCCTGCCTCCCGCCGTTGGCATAGCTTTAGCGAGGTATGAAACGCCTTTGTAGCTTGATTCTTTTAGCTGTATTAAATCTGTCATTGTGCACCCGCTATTGAAAAGCCAACATCTGAACGTCTGGTTCCTGCTGCTGTGGTTTTTGCTGGGCTTGTTTGCTTGAGTCCGTTATCTAGCCCGACATTGACATCTACAGTCGTTTTGCTATTTCCGCCTATGTCTGCTTTCGGCTCGCTTTCTGGCCCTAAGAATTGAGCCTTTATTGCTCCAATGTCAAAGTTGCTGAAATCACCGCTGACTAATGCGCCTATCGTTTGCCCTAATATCGCACCTATTCCTGACAGACCACGAATAATCACATCAAGCGCACCGCCAAATATTGTGCCAATTAATTCACCGATGTTCGCAAATTCAGTCAAGCTTTTAGCTGTTTCTGAATCCGATGAAAAAAGGTTTCCGATTACGTTAGCCGCCTCTATAAATTGATCAACAAGGCGGCTGACGGCCGGGCCTAAAGTTGTATTTATGCCTGTCGCAATTCCACCAAAGAAACTCGATATGCTTCCCCAGTTGCGGCGTATTATCTCAGCAGCAGCAGCAATACCTATAGCTGCAACGGCAACAGGTGCCAGTGCTGCAAGTGATATTCCACCGAATAATGCAAATCCTGCTGTAATTGCAGGCAGCGCAACAGCCAGGCCGCCAATTAATAACAAGAGAGGCCCGATAACAGCGGCAATACCTGCAATTACAATGATTGTTTTCTTTGCACCTGGGCTTAGCTCTTGAAGTGTTTCGACTATTCCCCTGATTGCTTTTGTTAAAACAAGCGCAATGGGTAGCAATGCCTTCCCGAAGGACTCCTTCAAATCCTGAATTCTGGATGATGTTATGCGCTCTTGGTTTGCTAGCTCGTGGCTTGTTCTCGAAAAATCCCCGATAGCGTTTTTACTTTGATCTACAGCAATAGCAAGAGTAGCAACGGCCTTTGCTTGTCGCATCGTCTCGAATCTATGGCCTTTTGCAATCAACTGAGAAACTTTTGTTTTTACATCTTTCTCGAGTATCGCAATGCCTAGCGATTTGAGAGACTCGCGCTCCCCAAGTAGCGCCTTTGTTAGCGCGTCACTGGCACCTTTTGCCCCGCCCGAGAAGTTTGTAAATGATGCGAGATCAACGGCTAATTCGTTGACCTGAGTTGACAGACTAAGCGCGGATTCAGTAGTAAAACCAAAGCCCGTTAATAAGTCGCCTGTATCGCTCAACAATTGCTTTGCGCTGGTTCCTGACAGCCCGAAATTTTCAGACAGTTTGCTAGCTGCCAAATGCGACTCTTTAGCCATGCCTTTAAAAACAGCATCGAACTTTGATCGCGTTTCCTGCGCATCCCTTGCGGCGTTTTTCAGTGACTTAGCCATCAACAGGATGGGCAACGTAACGGCTGCTGAGATGAGGGCCCCATTACGCTTAGCGTTTACTGTGAAGTCAGCAAATGATCTTTTTGCCTTGTTAATTTTGCTACGCATTAAATCAGATGCGCGACCAACCTTTCTGGCAGCCGCCCCGAAATCCTCACGGGCTTTAATAACATACTGAACAACGAATGATTTATTCGACAATCTTCAATCCCTCAGATATTTTATTAGCATGACCTACAAGATCATTGATTCTTGAAAATCCCTGGTCTTGCAAATAATGCATGCTCAAAGCGCCATTAAAACTATATGCTAATTTACTCAATCTAAATTGATAGTCTTTATCACCGACAACTATCAATCCAGTATAAAATTTGCCGCGTATGCGCCCATCATTTTACGAAAATCTTTGTGGCTCATACGGTCAAGCATCGGGGTGGTCATTTGCTTCTCACTACCAATAAACGCAACTTCTTTAAATAGAGCGCGAAAATGTAAAACGACTTTTTGCATATCAATGCCGCTACTAGTCATCATAGCCAGAACTGAGTCGGCATCAGGGCCGCTTTTATCTTCATTTTCTTGTGATTTTGAGGCGCTTTCCTTTGCCTCTGCAATAATCTCATCATCAATAATATCTGCCATTTTCATCAATGCTGACTGTATTAATGCTTCAATTTCACAGCACAGGTGGGAGACTTTTCCCGACGGCTCACGCAATTCTATATGAGTGCCTTCTACATCTTTACTATTATGATTGTATTCTATTGATTTTTTTAACTCAAAAATATGCTCGTTCATGACGTTGCCTTTGACATTGCTTATTGAAAAATGACCCCTTTCGAGGCCATCGGTTTAACTTGGTACTGCGGGTGCCGCTTTGAATTCTAGCGGTATTGACCCTTCGTTTTGAATTGATTTTTCAGGGTCAGTTACCATGATAGCGCTTTTGAAAGTTCGACCTAAACGATTTCCAGCAGGGTCGGAACCTGACACTCGAACCGTCCGACCTGCACCCTTTGCTGCAATATCGCGGGTTTTGTTCATCATGTCGATGGACGTTGGAACCTCGAACTTCACCATCGATACTCGTGTCGTTACGTCTTGTGACACGATTAGAATGGTTTTACCGCCCTGTGTTGCCGCTTCTACTGACGACTCACCAAGCCCCTCAGTAAATGACAATGTATTCCCTTTGACTGGGAACGCCTCGTCATCTATTGAAACCGATGCATCCACTAGAATAATTTGATCAGCCACTAGTTACACCTCGAAAGCGACTTTCATCGCATAAGTTATGCCGCGCAATTGCACAACAATGAAAAGTTTCATATCGACAAAGAATTTACCCGTTACCGGGTTCAGTGTAACCGTCAACGCATCCTGGAACGCTTTGTCAAAATCAACCTCTTCACCGTTGACTGTGCCTATACCTGACTGGGTAACCGCCAAGCTTCCAAGATCAGAATTAAGCTCTGCAACAAATGCTGCAATGCTCGCCTCGTTTGCTGAATCAACATCTTCAATCAATGCCCCGCCCGTTGCTCGATATTGCACGAACTTAGCGCGTGTATTATTAACGATGTATTCGCGACCAACGCTTGATGTGTCAGCGTAGTTCAAGAAGCCAAACGTTGGGTCAGGATTGCCGCCAGCATCCGTTTTGTAAGTCGTCACAACATCGCCAGCAATCAAGGCCGTTCCCGCTCTATTAGCATCAATAACCCAACCGCCAGCATCGATAATCTGATTAATCTCAACATCAGTCCATGAGTTGCCAGTATCGGGTAATTTCAAGTCAGGGAATGGCGTATTAAAGTAAGGTTTTGAATTGATCCGAATTCCACCAAAAGCATCACGCGCACTTCTTGCCGTAACAAATCTGGTAATGCTTGTGCCGTCCGTTCGCCTCAACGCCCGTATAGCAGCAAACCCAGCAGCTTTAACAAATGGCACCTCTAAAATATTCGGCCCTTTGTGCATGCTAGCAGATATTAATTTATCTGAATTTATTGATAGAGACTGACTATTCAAGGAACCCAATGCAACCAAGTGATTGGCTAACGAGTCGGTATCAGACACAAAGCCAACGCCGTCTAGTACGTTATTATCAACATTGAGTCGAGGATCTAAAAAGTCCGTCAATTCATCAAGATCATCTTGAAACTGCCAAGCAATACCCTGATAACGTTTGCTGCCAACGGCATCAAAAACGCCTGTTAATACTGGATCAGTTAACCCGCCAGTCATTGCCGTTTGAACAGTTAGCGTTGAACCTGCAACGGCTCCCGTTATTTTTAAACCAATAGTGTTGCCAAAAGTACCCTTGTTTTTCGCTGTAAGTGTAACTGTGCCAGCTACATTTGCAGCAGTTACCATCGACTCGGTATCAGCATTGATTGCAGCTTCAACAGTCGCACCTATTACCGTAGTGCTATCGCCGCTCGCAACCGCTACAATATATTTGCGGTATTTCTGAGATCCCACAAAAACAGTATATGTCCCCACCTCTGTCGATGGCCCTGTTGCAGCAATGACTCCCGCTGCGGCTGTTCCTGCGCCGTTGTCAGACAATCCGATAGCATCAATTTGAGTGATTGCGTTATATCGTCGAGCCTGATCGATAGCGGCGGCAATAGCGGAATCTACGCCAAACAACGTATCCCAACTATTATCATTCAGGATGTTTTCAACAAGAGCGCCACTGGTTGCCGTGCCTGTTCGCATTTGACCGACAATAAGAAGTTTTTCTTCTGTCAGCCCAACGGTAACGCCAGCCGGTATTAGTGACGCAGTGATATCTGGCCTAGCTATCGACATTTTCAGCACCCTCTACGTTTTGAACGATTTCGACACAATTATCAAATTCAGAATCTGCAAGTCGGTTGCGCCAGTATCTATCTTTTATGATTCTCTGTTTTTCTTCCAGATCAATCACGTCTCCAGCTTTATGGCCTGGAAATGCAATATTAAGTTTCAATCTCATATCGGCTCCTTATCTAAATCAATGGAAGCCAGCATTACACCAGCCCCCAGGTCATTTCTAATAGTATATCCTATATCACGCATTGCAACATTATCGACAGGGCCGGCAGCGTCTGACGCGTAAAGATTGGCTAACTGCTCAAATGCTACTTCATGAACATAAATTGCTTTATTTTTTCCATTCGGGTCGCCATACGCATAAACGCCATGTCCTGTAAAAGTCGATTTATATCCGCTAACAGCAAATCCAGTATCAAAGCCAGCTCTTAAAATAGATTTGAATATGGCTGGAATATAAGAATCTTCTACCTTGTCCCTAAGATCTGCACCGGTCAGGCTTCCTGTTGCGTTGATTATGATATAGACCGCGAAAGACTGTATTAGCGTTGGCGAGAAATTTTGCTGACCCGCGTCAGAATCGCTGGCGTCTGTTGTTTCAGTCCTATTTTTGCTTTTGGCAACGTCGCCAAGAACAACAATCAACTGATTATTTCCAACGATTTGCTTCGTGTATACATCAAGCAAATATTGATCTATATCGAGCGCCGATGCTATTTCGATATTTAATTGAAGCTTTGGATCGCCTGACGCTGGCAATGAATAGCTAGCCGGTAGCGTATATTCGAACGTCGATGCGGTTACATTCGATATAACAAACAGGCCGTTGAATATTCCACCGTTGGCATCGTCGACAATCGGTGAGCCGGATATTGTTGTGGCCCCTGAATCATCAACAGCAATGATCATCTTTTTGCGATTAACAACGCTAAGAAGTTGAAATGTACCGTTAAACTCGGCCTCTGTTGCGCCTGATAGGGTTATTGTTTTGCCGCCTGCTGCAATATCTCGCTGTGATAGCGTTAGATCATGATCTTGGATAGTCTCAAAAGCGGCCTGTGATAGTGTTCTTAAAAAGGTGCCTGTCGATATTTGAACCGGAGCGCCTGCACCAATAACGCCTACGGTATCGCCATTCGATAGGCCGTGAACCGTTGCTGTTGTGGCTAGTGCCGTTGTTGCTGTCGGTACTATTGACGTTATATCAATCGAGCTACCAAAATCAGCAGTATGGAGCGGAATTCTTTCGGCTAGCTTGGCAACAATGTCTGCTGATTTCATATCTCTGCCAAAATATCAGTTGTGAAGTTGCGCATAATATTGCGCTGACTTGAATTTATTGATTTTAATATCCCTGGCCTAGCTTTCATTCTGCTAGTTCCAAGCTCAAGAAATCCGGCATACTCCGCGCTGTTGCCGATGGTTAGCTGTGGACTAGTTCCCTGGTTGACAATGAATCCGATTGATTTTCTATAAAATCCGGTTCTATTCGCTGGCGTTTGTCCGGCTGCCGATGCTCTGTGCTTTCGTCTAGCGCCTGATTTGTTGCGCCTAATATAGGTGCGGCCTGTTTTATCTTTGGCTAATACCTGCTTGTTAAACTCGCCTAAAATATCTTTGCCAGATTTCCATAATGACTTTTCAATGCCAAAATGTGTGCGAGCAGCTAAGTTATCGACAGAATCGAAGAATCTGCGGCCGCCTGCCGGATTTACTATTTCAATACTAGGCATCATTAACCGCCCTTGAATCAAGTCCACGCTCGGTACACATAAGAATCATAACCTCGTCTTTTTCTTCGCAATTCTCAACTGTGATAATTCTTATTCTCTTGCTGCCTAGTTTAATCCATTTTTCCGATGTTACGTCAGAATTAAAGCCTATTCTAATTTTATGCGTTGCTACGGTTTCTGTGTTCGTGTCGTCAAATACCGATACGCCGGAAACCGTTCTGACAATTGCCATCAAATTGATGGGGTTGCTGAATACCTCAGATACCAACCCATTGTTAATTTCAACGTTTCTATCTTCAATTGTTATAGCCTTGCCGCACTTGGCAAGCGTTCGCAAAATCAGGCTCATTAGCATCCTGCCGTGCCGATTGATAAGAATCTAGCTGGCTGTTTGTCCATCTCTGCAAGACATCCACCAGATAACATATTGGCGTTTAGACCGAACGGCGTACCCTTCACTCCTTCGCCAAACTGAAAGCCATATACCACTGACGAATCACTGCATCCGTCTTTTTCGGATTTCAGTGTCAGCGTATTCTCTGTAGATGCGGCATAGTGTGCCGCCAAATAAATCTCAATTTGTTTCATGCACGCATCATTCAAATGTGACGCGCAACCTATGGCTATTTGATCAACAACACAATTTGCTGAAACAATGGCCATATTGATCTGGTCAGTTGTTAGCTGTGTTGATGTTGGTAATGCTCTTGTTACGTCATCCTCGCTGGCTCTCGGCATGAAATCAATCTCTAATTATTGCGACATTATGTTATAAGTAATTCGTATACTGCATGCTCAGAATCAAGCGACTAACTAAAACTGTATTTTAATTATCCATGCAAAAAAGGGCCACATATAGCAGCCCTTTTTTATTATCGTAATTTCAAACCGTTACGATTCTGGCGCTGGCGTTGCTACTTCCAGCGTTGGAATTGATACGATTTTTTCAACTTTATCTCCGTACTTTTTGGCCTGTTCATCAGTTAAATGCATCGGTGTTTCCAATTTAATTTTCTGAATTTTGCCATCCACGGACAAATAAAGCTTCGGGTGCACTACTTTGTGAGTCGCCTTAGCCATAATATCCCCCCCTTTTTTATGCACTCGCGTACATTGCGCAAGTGTTGTTGTTGTAATCGGTCTTAACGCGGTAACCGATACCGGCCACAACAACAAAGTTATGGTTTGAATTGTACAGCGGACGAGGCATTGCGATCGTAGACATGGCCATACCCACTAGCGGCTGAACTGTGCCATCCAGGGGTATAGCCATCATCTGATTGCCTGAAAGCTTGCTTGTTGGCTTCAACTCGAGAACCATCTGCAGTCCCGCTAATCGCTGCAAAATCTTCTGAGAGTCGAACGACTCGCTGGAAGCCCTCTCGAAGTTGGATGCAACTTCGTTTGATACATAATAAACCAGCTCCTTGCTGCACTTTTCTGTAAGCCACATCGTATCGCGAACTTGTTTGAATGCCGCTTCAATTTGCGCGAATGTCTTCGTGGTATCCGTGAAATCAAAGTTAACACCTCCAGCGCCAAGATCAACTTGAGCTACGCGCGTATCGTTGCGCATACCCTTCCACGACAATCCATCAACAACGATGTAATTACCCTGCGAATCAAGGTGACCATCAATAAACTGATCTGCCAAACTATCGCGCAATGAAATAACAATTTCGCGGTTGTCGTCAATTAACGCGTCATATCCTTCCGATCTGCCCGCCTCCATTTCTCGCCAGTTGCGACCGTAGCCGGCATCAGTAATCGGTACAATTGCACCATCAATACTTGATTCTGTTTGATCCATTTTGACATCAGTTTGTCCTGACATTGACGTCTGAACAATTCCAGCATCGGAAACACGCGAGTTTTTAACGACCAATTTGCCGATATTCGTTGATCGTGACATGGCAAGCAAATCATTAAGATACGCATCACCCTGATCCAGCAGCATGACCTCAACTGCGGTACGATCAAACTCTTGATATACGTCGGTAGGAATTAATCCAGCGTTGCCTATCATTTTTTTGAAAGATGCTTCACTCGCATTTGATGCCATGCGCTGAAACTGAACGTCTTTGTATTGATTAGCGCATAAGACGCTTTTAGCAATATTTGATTGTGTAAAAATCATATCTTAGCCCCCTATGCTACGCGAACGCGAACGAGCGTTGTAGCGGTTGTAGTGATTGTTTCGTCGGTATAAGCGACAATTTCTTCACTTGTTACACCGACAGTTGCAGGAGTAACCGCTAGTTTCAACAGCCCAGCGCCACCCCGCGATAATGCCTGGCCCTTCAGCAACGTCTGGCCAGTGATGACAAGAACATTGATAAATTCACCAGATCGCGGCTGAATCCCCACCATGTTCTCATCAATCGCCCAATTATCATCAACGCTCTTTGCACGAGCCTGGTCCTTGTCGGCAACAAGAAACAACTCGCCAAAAACCGTGGCGGCAACTGTGTTGGCAACAAATCCAGCATCGGCAGCGGCAAAGTTTAAAACTGTTCCTGGCTTGATAGCAGTTGTTGCTACAGCTTCAAGATTTGCTGGCTTAGCGTTTGACCCGTCAGCGGGGCCAACCCAAATAACTCTTTTACCTTTTGCGCTCATCGGTCAGCCTCCTATTCAGGCAGTGAATTTACAGTTGGAGCTGCGTAACCGTCGTTTTGACCAGAACCAGCGTTAGTTAATGGAGCGATACCGAATGAAGGTTGGCAGTTCACTTTCATGGCTATCAGTACATCAACGCCAAGCTTTTTCGCGCTGTCTGCGTCGATGCCTGGGTAATGTTCGCTATTACCAATCAGCTCAGCAAGTTCTTGTAACTCGGCGTCTGCGTTGGCGGTTAATTGAGCTTTCAAGCCTGCAATCTCTTCTGACATCGGCTTCAAAGCATTAGCAACA